ACACCCGCACCCACTCTGGTTCCACAACCATATACTACAGACTGCAAAGCGAGAACTACTCGGTAGAGAGGACACTAATAAACCTTGGTCGGCCCGCCGTCCCTCTTTATATTCTCCTCCTTCCCTACGAGTACGCCATACTGGGAAAGTATCAAGACGACCCCGCCGATGCCCTAGTCGCCTTGTATTACTCTCCTCTTTACCCAGTAAAGCTAAAGGACCGGGTATCAGGAGCGTCCCTTTCCTCTCCCTCCGAAGGGGGGTATGTCCCAGCAGTCCTGATTCAAGACCTGGGAACCGAGGGGGTATCTTCTTCAATGCTCAGTTCTCCGATAGAGGGAAACTATGTAGAAGCGGTGTTCACAAAAGACCTCGGAACCGAGTCTCTTTCTTCTTCCACGCTTTCCCCTTCCGATTCTGGAGTGTACCAGGCGGTGGTTATTATCCAAGACTTGGGTTCTGAGGGTTTAGGTTCCTCTTCCCTCTCCTCCCCAACTTCTGGGGATTATTATGCGGTAGTTCTGGTTTCTGACCTTTCCTCTCCTCCATACACTCAGGATTCCTTGGGTCAATCCAACCTTTCCGCCCCCGATTACGGGTATTACACCCTAAGTTCCACAACAGGTACTAACCTAGCCTTTGGCAAGAGCTACACAAAAAGCCTTGACCCAGACCCCAGCTACCCGGACTCTGGTGGTACGGAGTTCACGGACGGGCAGACCTCTTCTTCCTTAACCGATGGGAAGAGCTTCGGTTACAGATACGTGCAGTTCGGCCTCCCCTCTTCCGGAGGCCTGGCCACTTTGGAGATCACGGTTGACCTTGGAGGCCTATACGAGATTTCCGGGGCCAAGCTGGTGTCTGGGGCGGGGGATGCTTCTTATAAGTACTACGCCGACAGCGTGGATATCTTGGCCTCCACGGACGGGGTCAGTTGGTCTACTATAGGCTCACAAAACAACACCTCTTTATCCCTAGTCTTAAACATCCCCACCTCTCCCGCCGTGGCCCGTTATGTCAAGTTCGTGATAAAGAAGAACTTAGCCCCCCACGGACAACAAGGGGACTGGTTGTTTATAGACGAAGGGGAGGTTTATGCTTACTGAACTCAAAAGCGAGACAGATTTATTGAGGATACCCTAAGTCCTTCCTCCTTGAAGTCCAAGAATATCACGGCCCTTTCCAAAACCGAGTTTATCCGTAGTTCTTGTGGATCGCACCCTTCTTCTATCAGAGTTTCAAGATCATATTCTTCTCCTTCATCTACACAGTCTTCCGGTAACAAGTGAAGTTCCACTCTGGGGCTGTAGTTAATCACTACGGTTATGTTTGGTCCATTGATTTCCTCTAACCTCCTCACTAACTTAGGAAACACTTCCCTTGACATTCTTACTACACCGAAACCTGGCATTTTCTCAGAGTTTCTTATGAGATTTATTTTTCGGTCTTCAACTTTTTTGTGTATCTCTTCATATCCATCCCGCACTATGGCTACTCTGTGGCTTTCTCCAACCTTTTTGCTAATCTCTGAAATTTCTCCAATAAACTTAAGCAAGGTACCGAAGTCCCCCATTTCCCTTTCATTGTCTCCTGAAGATATTCTTTTTATGCTGACAAGGATAATGTCATATAGGTTCTCCACTTTCTCGGAAAACGTGTTTTCTGTTTGAGAAGTCTCTATGCGGAGGTTTCCCGTTATGGTAGCTCCCATTTTTAAGATGTTCGTTTCTTCTTCAGTTAAACCTCCCGATATGGCCTTTACGTAAACCCTTTCTCCATCTCCGAAATAGCACAAGTCCTTGATTATCCTTTCTTCTACCTCATCCTTCCTCCTCACCTCCTCCGGGTTCCTTAAAGCTATTTCCGAGCCTTCTTTGTCCAAATTTGATTTATCTCTTTTAAGCATTTCTCCTACAAAATCAACCATTTCAACCAATTTGTTCCTCTCAGTTAGGTCTACCTCTATTACTTGTCTTGTATGAGACCTTGAAAGGGAGGGTATATCAATGAGATCAATGACTTTGTACATTGTATCTCTAAACCTCTCTTCATTATCCTCGTTGTATATCTCCTTAAGACGGCTAGGATTTTCCACAAATACTCTTCTTGCCCCGGCAGACCCTTTGTCTTTTTTCGGATAAAGCATGTGCTCCACCGTGGGTGCGTATAGGTATATTTCTTTTTCATCCCCCGGACTTTTTATGTCAATCATTGGTCCATGGGAGAAGGAAAAAATCTGGAACCTTGGCTTTTCCTTCTTAGAGGATTCACTTTCGTATGCGACTATTACTGGATTGTAGTTTCTTTCTTGAAATTTAATGGGACTATAACTATAGCCATATTCAAGCGCCTTTACGAATAGTTTTAGAGCTGTCCTCGATTTTCTGGCCATAAACGGAACGAAGAATGCTTCAAAGTCCATATATTTTTCCGAAACTTCTCCGTGTCCCACGAGAACGAGCCCTATTTCCATAGTTTCGGGCTTAGATTGAAGTATGGATAAAAATTCGTATAGAAGAGGATCTTCTTCATTATCAACCTTAAAGTAAAACACCTCAGGAAATAGAGGTAAAACTCCCATTTTTTCGTATCTTGCCTTTTCCTTTTCTATCAACTTCAAACCTTCAATGTTATCCCAAGGAGAGTGATTTGTCTTTGTAAAGTCCCAGGTTTTTCCGTAGAATAGCTTACCCACTTCTTCTTTTCCAAGCTTTGAAAAAAGAGCTATCAAATTTTCCCCATTAATGCGTTCTATAGGATATCTGGCCACACTCCTTGGGTTTCTTAAGAAGTCTTCTGCCCCCTTCGCCGCCTCGGTGAAGCTTTTTTCTTCTTCCCCAACATCAAAATCTAAGCTGTCCTCACTTCCATTGCTAATCCAGTACTTTATGTCTTCTTCCCACGCCGCTTTAAAAGCTTTTTCAAAAAACGAAGATAGAGTGTCTTTTCCTAGGCTATTCATTAGGGACGCTACTTCCTCTAAGTGTTTATTGTAGATACTCTTCGTAACCATGAACTTGGTATCGGTTGAATCAAACCCCCCTAGAACATTGGCTATCCACGAAAATCCTCCTTCTTTTATAAAGTCAACGATTTTTTCCACCTCTTTCCAATATTTAAGTCTTAGATTTGACCACTTTTCCATAATGGGGATAATAGTAGATGATTTTACTAAGAAGTTCCTCTTTAAGTATGTATCTAAGCTTAATAATTTTATCCTATCTGAGGGGTTTTCGTCAAAGAACTTAAAACTATTAGTTCCATTTTTGTTGACCAACTTTACCGGAACCGAAACCATACCTTTGTAAAAAATCAGGGTGTTAAAATCGTCTTTATTAGTGTAATCGGAAACAACCTCCTCAATGGAGGTGTAGACTTTGGTGTTTATTCTCCTTTCCGTATCCGGTCCCGTGGCCATGGAAAACATTATAACACCAGAGGACCGGGAAGGTCCCGGTCCTCACATCTCGTCCTTTCCTCTTGCTAGAACCCGCCTTCGTCAGAGCCTCCATAGGACTGGCCACCGGAGGGCCAGTAGATAGGCCTCCTGGCATCAAATACTCCGTCCCCGTCCTTGTCCCAATAAATCCATCCCTTGTTGTCCGCCTCCCTAAACATTACGTAGGTTAGAACTCCCAAGGAAGCGGGAGGTGAAGAGATGGTAGGCTTGTCCTTGAACTGCAAGGTTATCTGGTTCCCGTAGGTAGAGTAGTCCTTGACCAGGGAGTACTCTTTCTTGGGGGTGTAGTATTCAACAACGTCTATGGTGTAGTAGTTGGCTATGAAGAACTCCACTTCCTTCAGCCCGTCTCTTCTATCCCCTTGATCCTTCTTAAGCCTTACTTCGGAGATGAAATCCTTGTCCTTGTATTCAATGGGAAGCTCAAACGAGCCCTCTTCCCAGACCTGGAAGCCGGCCTCGGAGGATTTGACCACAAAGACATCTTCAGGATTGGGAACAAACTTCTTCTTAGTAAGCCTAGTTGACGACTCTTCCCTGGGTATGAGGTGCCTAGCCTTGGCAGATATGTACTCCAAGGCGCTCTTGTAGACTCCCATTTCCATCTTGTCGGGTAGCCCATACCCAAAATAATCGGGAAGGTCCAGGTCTACCAAGACGATGTTCATATAATCGGAACCTGGAGCCCTATAAAGGCGCACGATGGGAAGTTCTTCCCCTTCCCGCTTGATTTCTGCGTACACCCCTGGAGAATAGAACTTGTCCAGGGCCTCCTCCTCGGTTTGGGCGGAATCGGGTTGGACGATGTAAGTCGTGGCCTCCAAGGTAACCAAGCCCATCGGGTCTGCCAGTTCTAGGCGCAAGATTTGGTTAGGAAGGAGTCTTCCAGACTTAAGAGCTTCTTCTATTCTTGGTTCAAGAAGTCGGATGTTGTTGGCCAGTTCTGGGCAGGCGGTGATAAGCCTTATGTTGTACCTTTTTGAAGCGGAAATGCCCTCAAGCTTTATCCCTAGTACACTAGCCAATTCTGACTGAATCTTATAAGCCCGGAGGCACTTAGCCAAATACTTCCACACCGCCTCGGTCTCCGTGAAGGAGTGCTTTGAACCGCTCCAAAGTAGGTAGTTCACGTATTCCTCATTTTCCGAGAACCACCGCATGTCTTCTAACATCCTCTCTGCCACGTAAAGGGCCTTGTCGAGTTCCACGAGGTCCTGACGGATAGACCTGCCAGAGGGGGATAGGGTTGTGGTCTCTTTTTGAAGGGCGTAGAAGAAGGCGGTTACCTTCTGTTGCTTGTTCCATTCATCAGGAGCTATGCTGTAGAACGCCTCGGGCGCTGTCAGGGCGCAAGAGGAGAGAATGGCCGAACCAACCGACAAAGACAAGAGGGCTAGGGCGAGCTTTAGAGTTTTCACCTTGCACCTCCGAAACCAAAGGGAATGGAGAACCTATATCCCCCTCTTAGTAGTTTGGATATCACATAACCCCTTCCCTTGCTCTTGTAATCTTCGGAAATCTGTTTTTTAAGTGCCACTATCCTGGGGTCTTCTACCCAAGAGAAGGAGAAGGGTTGGGGACAAAAGGCTCTTCCAGGGTATAGATTAGAAAGGTCTTTGTTTTCCTTAGCTTTTACTTGATCTCCGGTTTTAGCTAGAGCCCTTTCCCAAACTTCCTCAATAATCTTTTCCCTTTCGCTCAACCAGCTTTGAGTGGCCTGATATCCCCCAAGGCCGGCCAACTCAAACCTGGAGAGGAAGGAGATGGCTATGAAGGCCGAATCCCAACAATACTTCATGTTCACCGTCATCACGTACAAGGGGTCAGAGTAAATCTGGGGCATCAGGTCCTGGATTACCCACTCCTTTATTTCTGGAGCGATCTTTTCCCAAATCTTTTGGTGCTTGGCCACCCGATCCCTGTCTATCCAAACCAGGCCCGCAGACTGGCTTCGGAAGTCCGCAGAGCCTCCAGAGTCCATGTAGGAGTAGCCGAAGGCGGCCCAGATGAGGTCGTTGAGGACGGCCATATACGGATGAAGAAGTTCCCAGAAGTGGCTTTCCCAAAGACCAGAGTTAAGCTCAGTCAAGATTTCCACGTCTATATAGGTGGCGAAGGGGAGCCATTGCAGAGTTGGCTGGGCGTGAACCATCTCGTGGGCCATGATCAAGGGCTTCCCCTGAAGGCAGTCATAAACCGTAGCCTCGGGGTGGATGAAAATGCGCCTAGTGTAGTCGCCGTACATCCCCAAATAAACCATGCCCCAGGGAGAGATGGGTCCGAAGTAAAGCTCATCGGGGACAAAGGACTCGGGGCCATATATTTGGGGTAAGGATAGAACCCTCTTAAGGGTAACCGACACCCCCGGGGCTATCTTGATCTCCTTCTCTAATTCCTCTTCGGTGGTGTTGGGAGGGTTCACCTTGAGCCCCTTGAGGTTTTCATAGAGGAAAGAGGCGGCAGAGGACAAATAATCCTCTATGTACTCTAAGAGGTCAGAAATGTCCTGCTCAGAAAGTTTTTTCACCCCACGGGCATCGTAGTAGAGGTAGACCTTCTTCCCGCCCTCCTCCTTCTCCCTGTAGTCCCGGAGATAGACTTTGACTTCCTTACCGTGGGCCACCACAGATCGCCATAGACCCGTTCCCACGATGTTGGGGACGCTAATCCACCCGGAGGCGACATTTCCGTATCCATCTACCACGTCCGGGGGCCACATGGATCGGGTCTGTGTGAGGACGGTAAGAAACTCCTTTCTCATTTCAAGGGGGTCTGTTGGACCTGGACAGCTTAGCCCCAACTCCTTAAAGTAGTGGGGCATTTCCTTTGCCTGAACCTGGGGGAAGAAGAGGAAAAGAAGAAGCCCCAGTAACCCTAGAACCTTTAGATGGCTAAACCTTGGCTTCATGTTTTTCATTTTACACCACGCTCCTTAACAAAAAGTCTCTATCATGGACGGGACCTTTGTCAATAAACAGTTTCCCCTTTTCTCCTGAAAGGAGGTAAAGAACGAACTTTCTTTGGTGGTCTTGGGTGGTCATTTAAAGTACTGGGCCTCTTTTTTTTTTTCAGGAAGGACTTCAGAGCCTTGCACGATTCAGGTGGTTATAAAGAGGCTTGAAACAATGGAAGTGGTTAAGAGTCTTTCTACCGAAACTTCGGGAAGCAACAACTCTTTCTATCTCGCCACTCACCTTGAACCCGGGGACTACACATACGAGGCGTGCGCCTATCCTGTGGGGTGAGGTTCAGGGCCATAAGAAGCTAAGCCCCAGTTTACGCATTAGAACCTCGGGAACCGAGATTGTTATCCAAACAGCTTTTTTCTTATCCTCTCCAAGTCTCCCATTTCCTCTTTTATTTCTTTCAGGTCAGCCAAAGTTGCCCAAGAGAGGGCATAGAAAAGTCCCTTGCGAGACTTTTCTTTAACTTTTTCCTCGTAGTTAACTGCCAAATTGGTCTTTTCAGCGAAGTAAGAATCAATATACTCTGAAAAGTTCATAGTTTCGTCCTTCAAGTGGGTTGTTACTTTTTTAGACTTATACTCCCAATGTTTTACTTCACCCAACTTTTTGAAGGGAAGGTACTTTCTTACCTCATCTTCCGCCTTTTCCCAACTTTTTGGGATTAGTTTTACCCTCTCATCCTTACCTTGGCTAAAGCACAAGTTGGATTTTCCTTCACTAAGGTATCTTTCGGCTAATACCGTGCGAATAAATGGGTAAAGTATTCTCTTTTCAACAATGCCTGAGTTATAAGTATTATAAATGAAGTAATTGTAAAACCCAAGGTCTGATATTGAAAGCCTTTGGTTATATTTTTCCCTGCTTCTTTCACCTTTTATCCTTTTTTCCGGTTTGGGAGCGGCAATGGGGACCAGGTCATGTTTTATAAGACTGTCCATCAATTCTTCTTTCTCGTAACTTTCTCCGTTATAGAAGTAGAATGGTGGTCTTATGAACTCGTACTTTTTTGAATCAGCAAAGCCTAAATATGAGGAAACTATAGACGTAACCAGAGAGTCACTAGGAAGTATACTTTCTAGGATTTTTCCAATATCTGGCTCCTTTTCCTTCATAAAGGGCTTATAGATGTCTATGAATCCTTCAAGATCAAGGCCTCCCGATTCCGGAGACTCAAACACTAGTGAAGTAAAGAATACTTTGGGAACGAAGAGGCTAATTTCATCTTCTTTCTTCAAAACCTTTTCCTCTAACCTCAGGTAGGAGAAAGACGCAGGGCACCACATGGCACCAGATTTGAAGTTTGCCTTGGCTCTTAGGTAGACGTGGTATAAGCCACCATAGTCTTCTACTATAACATGTTCTTCTCCTTTGTCAGGATAAAACTCTATATTTTCAATAATCTCGTATTCGTGAAATAAAGAACTTCCATAAACCCTTTCTACAATCTCGTTTGAAAGATCTATCAAAAAACCAAAACCTACCCTCATAGGACCCATTTCCCTGGTCTCTTCCTTGCTCCCGTAGGCTAACTTAACCTCTCTTCCGTTTTCTCCTTTAGCCGAGGATTCAATGGAAACAAGGATAGCGGGAAAGGGAACTTCTTGACCCCCTGGGAAAGCGGCGGTTCTGTAAACTATGTTGGTAGTCACCAAAAGCTCATCTTCGTCTCTTGGTCTCCTTATAGCTTCAACTTTTGGAAAAAGGGAATAGAACCTTCCCCCCATTGACAAAGCAATGTGAACTAATTCATCAATGGACTGACCATTAAAATAAAGGAAACCATCACGATAAAAGATGGATTCGGCTAAATATTCTAAGACTTCTCTCAGCCTCTTTGACTTTCCCTTTAGCTTTTCCAACCGATTTTGGTCAATAGAGTCATCTTCGGCATCTTTCCATTTTTCTAGATATGTTAAATCCCCCTTAGTAAGGTTGATTTTTTCTAAACTCTTTAGAGGATGTTCTTTTTCGTCATCCAACTCTAAAGCTTCTTCAACATCCTCAAAAGACAAATAAACATAAGGATCGTCTGGGTCTCTAATGTTAATGGAGTATAAGCATGAGGTGGAGACCTCGAAGGCTAAATCTAAAACTTCGTCTAAGATCATGGGAACGTGCTTCTCTCTGTACACTATTTTGTCATACTCGGCAAATATTTCGTTGAAGAATTCTGTAACTCCTCTCAGATATTCCATGAAGGATTTAGATAAAGACTCAGAGACTTTTTCTTTTTCTGGTAACCTTATTCCATAAGAACCGAAGAAAGACTCCATTTTATCCCAGCTATCTTCTACTAAGTCATTAAAGTACTCATTTATGCTATCTTTTTCTTTTTCTCTAAACTCTATCCTCAATATTCTTCTCTTCAAGGCTTTCACAGCATCAGATTTATAGAAGTGGTTAAAGCTGTTTGTGCCAATAGAAATAGTGGGAGCCTTGCCAGACTTCAAAGACCTCCTTGAAAAATCCTCTCCTATGAGGCCAAAGTCATACGAAATACCTACTCTAATGGGGAAAATGGGTTGCCTGGCCATGAGAAACATTATATCAAGACGGGAACATTAGACCCTTTATATATCTCCGTATTGGTATAATGTCTCCTATGGAACCCATGTTTTCCAAGAACGCCCTAGAAAAACTTTCCCAGCACGTGGCCCTGGAACTCGGGGCTTCCCTAACTTATCTCTACTTTTCCCACATGTGCCGTAAGAAAAACCTTGACGGCTACGCCGACCTGTTCGCCGAGTGGTCCAGGGAGGAGCACAGGCACGCCGAGATGATCCTAGACTATCTAGGAGAAGTGGGATTCCCCGCCTCCTTTTTTCTGGAAACCCGGTATGGCGGAACGGAAGATGAGAAGTTAGAGAGGATGCTTGAGGTTGCCCTTGAGCTTGAGAAAACGGTGGGAAAGAGCATCTATGAGGTCAACAAGGAAGCCGTGGCCGATGGAGACTTCGGCCTGGCAGAGTTTATGCTAAAGCTTTCCAAACTCGTCCCCAAAGAAATCAACGAAAAGGAAACCCACCTTCAGAGGGTTAGGGAACTAGGGGAAGTCCTGGCAGACGACCTCCTGAAGGAGTTTCTTGAGAAGTTTCGGGGGGACAAGGACGATTGAAAAGGCCAGTTGAAAGTAAATAGGTATAAGGCTATAATACCCTTATGAGCATGTACACTCCAAATGTATACACCTCTCTAAACTCAAAGTTTTTTCCCGTAGTTAAGGTGGGAAGCCTATCCGTTCCCTCGGGCGCATCTAGTACCCCGATAGACCTTTACTTCTTTCCGGGTAAGGAGTACATAAACCTGGGTAAGCTTGTCCTTACCCCTGGAACTGGAGTCACCGTAAACCAAGTGAAGCTTTTCTACGAACTGCCCGCAAGCGCTTGGGGTCCCGCCAACAGGATAGCCGAAACAGACGTATTACCCGCCATGACCCAAGACGGGGCGGATTTATGGGTTGAATTTGAAAATTTTGGTACCGGAGGAAACATAGAGGCCGCCGTTACCGGGGTTAGTGTCGTGGTCACCTCTTCATCCGGGGGAACGATAGGGTACAAGGTGCTCATGTTTGTTCCCCTCTTCTACTACGTCTCCTGATGATTTCTCCATAGGTGTTCTTAGACTATGGCTAAGAAGGATAAGAAAAAGAAAAAGCGCTCAGGTACTAAGATTTGGCTAGACGATGACTCTTACATCTACCTGAAAAGCGGGGAGTATGTCCGCCAAAAGCTAGCTTCAAGAAAAGGCTGTGAAACCTATAGAATGATTTCCCCCAAGTCGGGGAGGTATATCCTCATATGCCGAAAGAAGGACGGGAAGTGGAAAGCCGTTTCCATACTCAGATATGTGGGGATAGACTTGAGAACTCTTAAGGATAAAGACGAAGCGGATGATATAAAGAAGGCCCGAGAGTTGATAAAAGAGAGAGAAAAGAAGTGAAATCGTATTGGGAGGAGAAATGCTCTTCAACAAGGTCGAGTGGATGAACACCAACAAGCTTCTCCGGGGGTTTTTCCCCGGGATCGTGGTGGAAAACAACGATCCAGAGAAACTTGGAAGGGTAAAAATAAGGAGCTACGTTTGGGAAGGAGTTCCCGATGACAAGCTACCTTGGGCCTTTCCCCTATTTCACGCCTATATAGACTCGAACCAAGACCGGGGCTGGTTCTCGGTCCCAGAAAAGGAAAGCGAGGTTCTGGTTTTCTTTCCCTTTGGGGATATACACTTTCCGGCCTACTTCAGCCGGGTGATGTCCAAGCCCCATAAGGTTCGCCCAAGAATAAGGGAAAAGAACTATCCCAAAAGGTATGGCTTTCTTGACGATGACGAGAACTGGCTCATCGTTGACAAAAGTGAGCACTTCATTGAGCTAAAGCATCATTCAGGCTTGGTGATACACATAAACAAGGACGGGGACATAAAGATACTTCATCCATCTAACCGAAAGCTGTACGTGGATGCCAAGTACCTCCATGTAACCGGTAACGTTGTGGCCGATGGATATGTTGTTTCCAAGAGGTTTGTGGCCAGTCCTCTATTCTCCTCCGAGGTTACCGAAAATCCTTCAGGAGGTTCACCCGGAAACGCTTACTCCATAAACGACATTGTTGACAAAATTAACGACTTCATCTCTAAATACAACTCCCACACTCACGTTTCGGCACCCCCTGGTAGTCCCACTTCTGGTCCAACACCCGTGGAAACGACAAAGCCCCCGGACGGGGTTCCCTCACCGGACATGGCCTATCAGGGAGGACACGGCTCCGAGCCTGAGGGCCAGTCTTAGAGGATCAGGAGAGACTAGCGAGACTAGTGTCATACGTCATAATTTAGGTCAGCAAGCGTTCACGCTCTAGGTCAGGTTTGACCAAGTCCAGTCACGCCCCGGTCAGCAAGGTGAGTGCTTATGCACAGCCCGGTTGAGTGTGGATGTTATAGTTTTGGAGCCCAACCAGCGCCTTAGGGATGCGTTTCCCCTGCTCTTGAGCTTGAACCGCCGCCCGGTCCACCTCGGCCGGGCGGCGGTTCAGTTAGCTACCCACTATCTCTTCCTCTTCAAGCTCAGGTTCATCACCTGGTTCGTGCCAGTAGAGAAGGGCTACCTCCAACGTTTCTCCGTCTATGCGCTTGGCGGAGACGAGGGGAGAGAACGGTAACGCCGTGGGCTCCACGTTTACCACCTCGTCTCCGGGTTGAAGGTCGGAAAGGTCGTAAACTTCCTGACCCACGACCTCTTCGCCCCGGTATAGAGTGGCGGTAAGGGTCAAGCCTTCCCAAGTGTAGTCAAGGCGGTGTTTGGGCAATCCTACTTGCGGTATGTAGCGAACCCTAATCATGGTCTACCTCCTAAGACTACTTCCACAAGCCAACGGCGTATAGGTGAACGGTCCCGGACTGTGTGTTCCCGGACAGGTCGGTCCTGAGGATGCCGGCCGCCGTGGTGGAGACGCTGGTGATGGTGACTAGACGGGGTGCCGTGTCCTGGGCCGTGGCCTGGACCCGGGGGGTGGATGCGAACGCCGCCGGGTAGGTCCAGGTTCCGCTATCCACGGTGATGGTGGCCCAGCACACCTGGATTCCGTTGTCGTAGCGGATGTAGCCGGAGGTGGTTCCACGGCTCGCCGCCACGATGTAGCCGGGGCCGGGGAATGTTTGGTTCGCCGTGGCATCGTCCCACTCCAAGTAGATGCCGCCGGAGATTGGGCTGGGGGGCGAGTCCTGGACGAGGGTAGAGACATCGCCATAGGGGGTGAGGTTTATAGATCCTCTGGTGACGGCCGCCACCCCTTCCACGTACACGACCCCGCCTGGGAACAGCGCCCACAGCTCAAAAACGTCCGCCGCCGTCTGGACCAGCACGGCGTTGGTAACGATGGTGTTTTGATCGTGGGCTATAGAGATGGTGGGGTTGAAGAGTGCACCTGACCCGTCCGTTTGTATTCTGACCCGGAGCCTTGTACCTATGTTTGTCTCGCGCAGGCGCGCAATGCGGAGGTCGGCGAATAGCCCCAGGTGGTTCCCGGAGAACTCAGTCCATTGAGCTAGCCGGAGCCACTGATTGGGCGTGGCCCACGTGTATATCCCGTTGACCCTGGTGGCTCTATATAAGCTCTGTGCTGCTCCATCCTGGACCGCTCCTTGAGCGTTCCGGAGCACCAGCGTGTTGGGGGTAGGGGCGGCAGAGAAAGCGGCGCTCGACAACTTCTGAAGGGTCACGCTCCCATCCGGGTGGTCCAGCACGGAGGCGCTACGGTGAGCGGCGAGAGTTGTACCACCCTGGTTGCTTTCCAACGTGCTGACCCGCCCCGCCAGTCCAGCCAGGGTAGCCGGCGGCGTGGCATCCCAGGCCGTGCCCAGGATGGCCCCGAGGCGGTTCTTTAACCTTTCGGTTCGGTTCAAGAGCCGCTGGAAAAGAGTCTCTAGCGGACCAATGTTTCTGGGTTCACCTGGAAGGGGCACTTGAAATTCGGTTTCCCATTGGTTTTCTGGCGTTAGGTTTTTTGGCATTCTTAATCCTTAACCTAGTGCGTTATAGCTATCGTTTATTATACCTTACGGGTATATTTGTACGGACTCAGGACCCCAAACGTCTCCCTCTTCATCCCACGCCGCTCCATCATCCCAAGCGTCTCGGAGTCCCGGAATGTAGTAGATGGACCTCAAGCGGGCATGAGCCGGTTTCACTTCCCACACCAGACTGGGGATAAGTTCCAGGTCTACCGCATTATTTAGGGAGTATTCCCACTTGGTGCCATCGTCCCATGCCCCCACCCCATCGTCCCAGAAGTCTATGACGAACTCCGGGTTGCGGGGCCACAGGTAAATGGAGAAATCGATCCATATGGAGGAACCGCTTCGGGGGTGTTCGTGGATGTGAACCTCGTAGCCTGCCCCCTCCAACCGCAGAAGCACATCGATCAAGGTACCTTCGGGGGGCCGGTAATGTGTAGCATAATCTGGCGGTACTCGGTCCCTTGAAGTGGGAGAGACAAACCTCGGGTCATACTCCGAGTAAAGAACCCCCTGGTACAGGTATTGACGAGGAGAAAGAAGGATGACCATGGGGTTACCGGAAGGCGGGTATATTTTTACAAAGGCCGGGATTTGGGAGAAGTTCATAAGATACTCGGAGTTAGAGATGTCTTTTAGGAAGGCGAACCCGTTTAGAGTGTCAACGAAAAGCTGGCCCGAAACATTTCGGTAGTTGTAGTAGGGGCTATATGGATAGGAACGACTCAATGGCGGGTCCAAGGCAACTTTTATGAGAGGGGTGGCCAAAGCGGGAACTTCCGATATAGGGTCAGCAGAGAAGGATATTCTTTTAAAGTAAAATCTCGCCATTTCTACCCCCATCTATTTTACCTAGACCTCATTCTATCATAACCTAACCTATCAAGGTGTTTACCAGCAGAAGTTCTTGAATGCTTTCGTTCGATGTCGTTCTAGACCCAGTTCCCACATAAGCCGGGGTAGCGGCCATGGGGGAAGTGGGGGCTTGAGGGGGAGTGGAGTTCACCTGAAGAGGGCTGGTGGGAGTGTACTTTAGGTTCAAGGAGGGGGTTATCTTCTCCATGGGAACGGGCCTCGATTGAACCGATGCCTGTGCGGACACCTGTTCGGATGCCCGTGCAGATGCCCGTGCGCCGGCGGCGGGCCGTGATTCTTGTGACACTTGACCCGTTGCCGGTTGAGCGGGCTGAGCAGGCGAACCTTGGCCCGGAGTGGGAACGGCTCCAGCCCCTCTAGGCTCACCTCCTGTAAGAAGTTTGTCCAGGTATCCAGAAAGATTTTGATCAAGGCCAGAGCTAGCCGATGCCCGGACCTCCTTGGTGGCAGTAGCATCACCGGGCTTTTTTGTACCAGGAGCTGGGGTTGAGGGAGTTGAAGGGGTTGGAGGAGCCTTTGGCTTAGGAGCGGGGGCAGGGGTCTTTGTACCTTGAGGAGGGGCCTTATCCCCTGGTTGACTCGTTCCTTTCTTATCCCCAACCTTCGGAGGAGAAACTGGGGAAGTTTTGGGTTTAGGAGAAACCTTGTCTTTTCTTGGAGGAATGCCGTTGTTCCTTAGTATGTAGTCATCGTACCTCCCCTGAAGTATTCCTAGGGTATCGTAAGGCTCCTCCTTTCCTTGGGACTTAGCGATCCTGTTCTGTTCAACGGCATAGTTATAGGCTCTTCTCCTTAGTTGCTGTATACGTGCTCTTTGTCCCGTTGTTGCCTCATAAGTGGCGAAGTCAACCTTCCTTTCGGACTCCCTTACCACCACCCTCCCCTTGTCTTGTCCGGAAGCGGGCGTTTTGGGAGTCGGAGATGCAGGTACCACTTTCTCCCTAGCCGGCGGGGGTTTAGTTGGAGGGGATGTTTTGGAAGTTACCCGGGTAGGAGGGGTAAGAGGAGGAGCCTCATCTTTGTCGTACTTGATCATCGGATAGGTAGTGAACCTTTCGGGCTTCCCTATTATCTCTCTAATCATCTTTTCTGATTCCCTAATATCCACTACTCTTCCCCGGTTAAGATTTTCAAGATAACTAGCAAACCAGGCCATTCTCTGCCTTAGCGCCGATATGATCTCGCCCACCCGACTAGGGTCTATGCCAAGAAGGGAAGCGGCTCTTTCGGCGATGTTTTGTAGGGCCAGGCCGAAAGGAGAGGATACGGGAACCTGGTTTTGGTCAAAGGCCGCCTGCTGGATTTTCGGTAATCCTTCTCTTACCTTAGACTGGAGTTCGGCTAGCTCTTTTTCGCTAAGAGGTTTTCCACTAATCTCAGAAGAAACTAATCTGTTTATCACCTGGTAGTTTGAAATCCAGGTTCCCACCTTTCCATCCCTGGCGGTGTAGGCCGTTATGTCCAGATGAGGCCCGGTAGAGTTCCCGGTGTTCCCGGTCTTGGCTATAACCTGGCCGGCCTTAACTACGCTACCCGAGGGGAACTCTATAGAGGACAAATGGGAAAACCTTAGGGCAATGTTTCTACCCACCAAATAGATGGACTTCCCCCAAGCCCCTCCTGAGGCATCAACGACTACGCCAGAAAAAGGAGCCCGGACAGGAGTTCCTAAGGGGGTAGCTACGTCTATACCCATGTGGCCGTATCTTCCATAGCCCATGGGGTTTACCAGGTTTCCTTGGCTGTCGTAGTAGGGCCTATTCTGACCTATTAGCTGGGTAACTGGATAATCCCCCACGGCGGCACGGACCACGTTTTGGTACACTCCAACGATATCTGAGCTAGGACCTATAGAGGGAAGGGAACCAGGATGTCTGGGGTCGGCGGCGACAGAACGGACCGGTATGAACCCCAAATCGGGCTTTGTGGCCGAAGGAGGAGCCGGAGGTCGGTTATCCTTGGCCCCTCCGGAAGGTCCTTTAATGGCTTTTTGGATAATGGTGTTTATTATGTCCTTAAATCCAATAACCAGGGTCTTTATGGTTCCTATAGGATCTGAGACTATCTTTTGGCCTATGTCGGTGAAGAAGTTTTTGACCCCCTCAAAGAATGAGGATATTCCTGATGTTATGTTTTGTATGACAGAGCTAACAAAGTTGCCTATTTTTGAGGATATGTCTTTAGCTATGTTGACACCAGAGATAACTTTTTCCGAGAACCAGGAAGAAACTTTTCCGGCCAGTTCTGAGGCGGAGTCGGATACTCCCTTGGCGAAGCTCTTTATGCTTTCAAATCCGGAACTTAAAAGTTTAGTCAATGAAGAAACTTCATTAGAAATCCAAGAAGAGAGCCCAGAAATGGACTGGTAGATGAAGTTTTTAGCAGAGGAAACGGAGTTACCTATGAAGTTTAATCCAGAAGATATCCATCCGCCAATCGCCTCAAGTCCCGAGGATATCTTCTCTTTAATGAAGTTGTAAGACTTGGAGAGGATTTCGGATATTCCAGAAAAAACCGCCTTCAGGCCATCACTTATTCTCTGAACTAGGCCAGAGAGCGCATCGGAGATGGCCTTAACGAACTTCGTGGAAACCTCCGGAGGTATGAGACCAAGGGAAAGGGTGGATATAGCAGAGGCCCCGGCTGACTTTAGAAAGCCCCCAAGACCTCCTCCGAAGTTTTTCCTGGCCTCAAGGAGGTTATTAACAAAATCGTACCCGAGGCTGGCTAAGGCGGCTATGGGAATAACCCTGGAAA